TGAGAAAGGCTCCCCTCGCTAGGGGAGCTGCTTTGCAGCGCCGCCGTCAGGCGGACTGCAAAGCTGAGAGTTTTCCTTCCGGTCCGCTGCCGCTCTCAGTAGGGCAAGCACTCTATAAAAAGCCTACCACGTCCCCCGCAGCAAAACTACTGCGGACTTATTCATACAAACAAAAAGAGCAGGCGCCCTGGTTCATTACCAAAGCGTCTGCTCTTATCTTATTTCACCCCCTCCCACCAGTTCTTCTCGTCCTTCGCCTTCTCGGCCTTCTTGTCCGCAGCGCTTACCCACTGCGCAAAGTTCTTTTCCTCGTACAGCGGGTTTTCGTCTGCGTCCTCGAGGGCCAGCAGCTTCTTCTCCAGCTTCTCCCGGTCCCGGTCGCTGCCCGCCAGATACTCCTCCTTCACGGCCTCGGTGATCTTGTCCTTGATGCTGCTTTTCTTCTTGCCTGCCGTCAGCAGCCGGTTGATCTCCGTCTGCACGTCCTCCGCCCGGCCATTTTTCACTTCGTCCAGGAGCGCGTCGTATATGCTGCCGTCCTTGCTGCCCGCCAGCAGTTCGTCTGCCTTGCCGTCCACCGCCTTGTTCACAAGGTCGATGAGCTGCGCCCGCCGGGCCGCGTCCGCTTTGCCCTTGGCTCTGTCCGTCGCGGGGGCGACGCCCAGCCCCTCCCGCAGCTTCTCGAATACGGCCTGCCGGGCCTTTTCCTCTGCCCGGGTCTTCCCGGCGTTCCGGGCCTCAGCCGCCGCCAGCACGTCGGCGTCGTACTGCTTCAGCCGCCTTGCCAGCTCGCTGTCCACCTTGTCCGTCTTGTTCATCTGTTCCAGCTTCTTCATCGCCGCAGCAGCCTCCTCGCTGTCCCCGCTCTGGATGGCGTTGTACAGCCGGTCGTACTGTCCGGTGGCTGAAGAGGGCGTCGAGCTAAAGCTGAACCCTTCGCCTCGGCCGATGGCCTGTGCGTCCTCCCAGTAGCCTTCAAACGCCTGCATCACCTTCCGGATGTTGGCCGCCGGTACGCCGTACAGTTCAAGGCCGCACTGGATGTCCTTCAGCACCGCCTTGTTCAGCTTCTGGTGGTGTGCTGCAAGCTCTTCCTCGCTCATCTCGCCAGTGTCCGTCCGCAGCAGCTTGGCGGTCTTGGTAAAGGCGGCAAACAGATCGTTCACCGCACTGATATTGGTGGCGCTCACCACGTCGTAGTCCGCGCCGCTTGCAGCGTTCGAGATAACGCTGTAGATCTCCGCTCCGTACAAAAAGTTTCCGGCTGCGCTTTCGGTGTACAGGTCGAAGAACCGCTTGCCCACGCTGGCCGCCGTGATGTCGCCGTTCTCGTCCTGCTCCTTGTCCCACCGGTGGAGCAAGAAGTCCGCGCCGATCTTCATCAGGGCAAATACCGCCGTCTGCACCACCTGGCTTGCCGCCGCCCGGCGCAGGCTCTGCCCGGCCCGCTGTACCTCGGCCTTGTTCTCGGCGCTCTGGTCGGCAGCGTACCGCGCCTTCTGGGCCTTGTAGTCGCCTACTGCGTCGGCCAGGATGCCGTAGTTCTGGAAGCGCTGAGTGGTAAACATGGTCAGCGTCTTCACAAACTCGTTGTCGCTGCGCTGGATGCCTGCCCGCTGCATGGTGGTGTAGTTTGGCTGGGTCTCCTCGATGACCCGCTGGTACATCTTGTTCACGGCCTCCCAGTAGGCTTCGCTGCCCTTCTCCGCGGCACCCTCGCCGAACTCCGCTGCGTGGCGCTCCACATACCGCTTTGAGCCCTCCCACAGCGCGGCCACCGTGATCTCGTCCATGCCGGTGATCCAGCCGGTCACGGCAGGCATCGCTTCCGAGGCTTTGGCCACAAGGTTTTTGTGCGCGCCGATGGAGCTCATCTCGCCCCGCTTCGTTCCCCGCAGCCGGTATTGCAGCAGGGCGTCGCCGTGCTGACGGATCTCTGCTTCCACCGCGGCCCGCTGCTTGCCCGAGAAGTTCTTCACGAAGGGCAGCACCGCCGCCATGGTGTCTGCTCCCAGCACAGCGCCCGCCGTGGGCAGACTGGCCGCCTGCGCGATGGCCACGCCCGGGTTCACGGTCAGGATGGCCCCGGCGTAGTTGCCCCGCATCCGGTCGAGCGCCCGGCTCATGGTGCTGCTGCGGTGCCGCTGCCTGGTCTGCAGGTCGGTCAGCAGGTCATTGATGTAGCTTACCGTCTCCCTGCCCCACTTCTCGCCGATGATCTTGTCCTTCAGCACACCGATGCCCTCTGCCGTCTCCACGGTGCTGTTCAGCACCCGCTGCACGTCCCGGATGGGGGCCGCAAGGCCCGCATAGGCTGCCGTGTCCCGCAGGCTCCGCTTTACCACGTTCTGGCACTCTTCCAGCAAAATGGGCTTGTCACTCTTCACGCGCTCCTTCAAAAAGCCCCTGCCCTCGATGGTGGCATCCATCTTCACGCCCTCAATCTCCGTCGCCAGCGTGCTCCGGTCTACCGCGATGGGGTAGTAGTTCTTCACGGTGGCCCGGTCGTAGCCCAGCAGCTTCATGCTGGTCTCGTTGATGAGGTTCGTGGTGTACCGCCCGAAAAATTCCTCCATGTCCTTGCACCAGTTTCGGTCATAGTCCGTCATGGCGTCCTGTACCGTCTGCAAAATGGTGTCGGCCATCGGGACACCATCGGCGTTCACCAGCGTCCCCAGCATCACGGTCTGGCTGCGCTGGTAGGCTCTCTCGATGTTGCCCTTGGCGTACTGGGCAGCGTCCGGCAGGGTCAGTCCACCGGTCATCAGGTGGTGGCGGCTGTCCTCGTTGCGCAGCAGCATGTACAGGCTGCACAGCTGTGCGTGGTTCAGCGGCACGGCATCGCCCTTGCTGTCCTTCAGGCCGATGTCCACCAGCTCCGCCCCCGGCCCGGCAAAAGCTTCCACCTCTTTCAGGTGTTCCTTGCCGGTCACGTTGGCAAACAGGCTTTCGCCTTCCACAAGGATTTCTGTCTGCCGCCGCTGGCCGTCGTTCAGCATCTGTCCCAGCTTCTCCATCTGGCCGTTTTTGGTGTAGCCGCCCAGGCGCCGGAACATTCTCGTGCCGCCCAGCATGTCCAGCTGGTAGCGGTTCATCGCGCCCTTCGCCTTTTCGAATTTCTCTCCGAAGCCGTTGCCCTCCGAGTTCAGCACCTCGCGGGCGGCCTTCATGGCCATGCCGTCCACCTCTTCTGCCCTCGCAAGGCTCAGGGTCTTGTTCTCGGTCCGGATGATGTGCAGTGTGCTGGCCGTAATGGCCTTCAGCATCCGCAGCTGATCTACCGTCATGGGCAGATAGGTGCGGTTCTCCGTCTCCCGGATGCGCTGGCGCAGCCGGTCCCGCAGCTGTTCGGCCTTGTCGCCGTCCGGCAGGGCCTTGGCTTCTTCCAGCTGCTGCCGCAGCCGGTCGAGCTTTGCCTGCTTGCTGGCGTTCATGTCGTCCCGCAGTGTCTGGATGAGGTTTTCCACGCCGCTGTTCTCCCAGTCGGCGTGGATGCTGACGTCCATCTCTCCACTGCGCCGGATGCTGTCCTGCAAGGCGGTCAGCTTGGTCAGGGCGTTGTTGTTCAGCACTGCCGTGTCTGCCAGCTTCGCCACCTCAGCGGCCTGCACGATGAGGCTCTTCTGCACATATTTCCCGGGCTTCGGTCGCAGCACCATCTGGTTGAGCTGGGCGGCATTGTTCCGGATGCTCCGTTTCAGTTCGTCCGCCTTCCGGGCGTCCCGGGCTTTCTGCACCCGCTTTTCGGCCAGCGCCTTGGCCACGGCAATGTCTTCGTCCCGCTGCTGGCGCGCCGCCTCGATGGCAATGGCATTCCGCTTGGCCTGTTCCTGCTGCCAGGCTTCGGCCTTCCGCTGGTTCTCCTGTTCCCATTCCAGAATGTCGTTCTCCTGGAAGATGAGCTGCCGTTCCGCCCGGTCGGCTCTCTGCTGCTCTCCGGCCACCTGCCGGGAAAGGTCGTTGATCTGCGAGCGCAGCTGCTGCCGCTCCAGCTTTATCTCATCCAGCATCTCCTGCCGGGCCAGCTTCATCCGTTTTTTCTCGGCCTTCCATTCCCGGTCGTAGGCTTCCCGCAGGGCGGTCAGCTTCTCGTCGAGGCCCGCCGCCGTGCTCACCTGTGCGCCCAGCGTTTCCAGATTCTCGTTGAGCTGCTGCTCCGCCCGGCTCACACTCTTGACCTCGTCGCTCTGGCTGCGGCTGTTGGCCCGCATCCGGTCGGCAAAAGCCTTCCGCTGGGCCTGCTGCACGCTCTTCAGTCCCTTCGTCACCTCAGCCGCCCGCTCCTCGTTTCCGGCAGCCATGGCGGCCACCTCCCGGTTATGCTTTAAGATACCCTCGAACACCGCCTCGGCGTCGGTCATCTCCGGGTGGCTCATGATGTCGCCGATCATCCGGCCCGCCAGTTCCACCTTTGCGTCCTCGTATTCGGCAGCGTCCGCAAACCGGCTCATCATCCGGGGCTTGATGGTGTCGTGTACGTTCATCAGCACGTCGAGCCATTCCGTGCTCTCCATGCTGG